AATCTGGTACGCGCAGTAAGCCACGGCTTAACATGCCACGTCAACGCCATGCGTTCTGCAAAGTGATAAGCCGAATCGTCTGTAGACCAATCGGCAGGTTGTTTGCCAGCCTTTGCCTCAATCCGCTTCTTGGCTTCTTGCTCTTTAAGAGCGCGGTGTTCGGCATTGCGCTTCTCGCGCATCTTGCGTAAATACTCTGCTCGCTCTTCTGGATCTAAGTACATGGGCGCTTCTTCGTAATCCATTTTGTTCTCCTCCCTTGGGTCCCCAAGGTACTCTTTCTTGCTTATATATGAATATGCATTTAAGTTTAAATTGCTATTCAGCTGTGTCTGCAATGATAGGAGTGCCCCTATGGGACTCCCATCCACTACCTTGGAGTAGGTCACGTACTTGCCATTTATTACTGCTCTGCTAGTTATGATCAAGCCAGCCTCCCGAAGTTCCTTTAGGACAGACAAATACGACTTTCTGCCTGCTTCGGGGAATATCTTAGAAAGGTTCTCAGCGCTTATAGGGGCTCCTGAAACCCTCAGGTATACATACACTCCTAAGGCACGGGCCGTAATCACGCCTCAGGGCCCTCCAAAGGCTTTTTAAAGGTACTCTGGAGCTCGGCAACGACCGCCTTGGAGATGGCTTTGACCAAAGAATGGATTCCAAAGTAGATGTCGTCCATCAACTCCTCTTCCGTCTCAGGCTCGTCATCGTCTAGACCGTCTTCGTCTTCGTCATCCTCTTCTTCGTCCTCATCGTCTTCCACAGGCGCCTGAGTAGTTTTTGTCTCAGACTCAGGCATATCTTCATAGGAGGCGGTGATGGGTTTCGCTTTGGTAGTGGTTACATCATTAAGACCGTCTGTTAGGTCATAACATTTAACCGCGTGTTTATTACATACGTAAGAGAGGTTGACAGAAGAGTCTGGGTCTTCGTCATCCCACAAAAGAAAAGCCGCTACCTTGTCGTTCTTCTTAAGGAACTTACAGGCGGTTTCTAAAGGGGTGTCTGTATCTGTGAAACTTGAAGAAGATAGCCCGTCAAACTTGGCATCCTCATTAGCAAAGATAATTACGTCTTTGCTTTTATCTTTTGCCCATTGTCCAATAAATATTTGTCCTTGACTTGGTGCTTTGTCATAGACAAGAAGGAAGACAACATCTGGGCCGTTTGCATATACGTAGTCTTCAATAAGCGCCTCTACGTTAGGCCTGCTAGTAGTTCCTTTACCAGCGATCATTACATAGTATTTGTCCATAGGACCTCCTGTTAGGGGAGGCCTAATCTAGCACAAGATTTTCTACTGTCTAGGTGTAATGGTTGCGGGACGGTATGTAGATAATCTTTCCGCGCCAGTTAATAGAACACGGCTAAAAAACGCCCCAGCAAGGGTGCGCAGGATTAGCTCTTTTACTGGATAACCTATAAGAAGGTTACCGCCTAAAGAGAATAGTGTAGAGAAGAAGGCGTTAACAATAACAGGGCTGGCAAAGATAGTCAGAACATCTATAGCATCATTTAAGATCGCCAATAGGAATGCTACTGACATGCTTACAAGTAGTAACTCAAACATGGTAGAAGTCTACTACGTTTGAGGCTGTGCTATATACACAGCAGCCGTGCAGCCCAGTGGGAGTTGCGCGTTTAACGTGGCGCCAAAGAGTCTGGTCTGAACAGAGAAACGATTCTTGTAATAATGGCTACGAGCGGCGTTAGGGTTGCCGCCTTCCCAGAACCTGTCATATACGGTTCCAATACCGTTAGAGCCATCAAAGTAATCTAGAACTTGTCCTACGTTCTCAAAGAGAGCTTCATCTAAAGCAAGCACGTTTCCTGAGGTAGTTGAGTAGTCTACCTCAACCGCGGCATACGCAGCAGTAGCAGGGGCTGTGCCAATAACGTATGGGCGTGTCCACACGTTTACGTTGCAGGCAAACGCTGTCCCCGTAGTTGTGCTAATAAGAGACTGCGTTGAGTCATACCAAGATATCTTTAGGGTTACGTTCTCTACCCCATTAGCAGGCTGAGCAAAAACGCTAAAGGTATATGAAGTATTTGGGTAGTAAACTCCCATAAGCTGAGAATTAGTGGAACCATCCCAAGACTTTACAGACACTGAAGAGCCTGTAGCAGTTAACTCAAGAGTATTGCCTGTGCTATAAACGGTTCCAGATGTGATTGAAGAGTTAGTTGTTGTTACCGCATAGGAGAAACTAGTTAGTGTTGTTGCAGTAACTGTTCTTACTCCGTTGTAGTCAGAGGCGTGGGTTCCCGTTACACCAGAGATATAAAGAGTCTGCCCCACTTGATAACTATGTGGTCGGTCTACAGTTACGGTTGCTACGTTTGTAGATATGCTTCCAGCAGTTATAGAAAAAATATCTACGCCAGGCTCAGCATAAGTATTAACTACAGATGTAGAAGCTCCTGTAGCTGTCCACGGAGTAATAGGGGAAGCAAAGTGAGGGTTAACCAGCTCGTTAATCCTATTAGCGCGCAAGATAAGATGTAGTTGACGTGCTTCATCAAACGATGTTGGAGAAGAGGCGGCCTCAAACTGCGCCGCATCAAAGTAATGGTGCTCGTTAGTAGATGTTCCGCCCACAGACGCAATAGATACTCCAGGGCAAGCATAGTAAGCACCAGTAGGTGCGGCTGCTGACACATAAGGACGAGAGGCAGACTTAAACCCAGTAGATGCGCTATCAGAGACTGCGGTACCTGAAGATGTAGAGAGGTAAACCCCAAACCTGTTAAACCATTTAATCTTGGCTGTAACGTTACGAGCAGTGTAGTTTCCAGAGGAAGCGTAGATGCTAAAGCAGTATGTAGTACCAGCAGTTACTGGTATGCCTTTGTTAATAGCGTCAGCATCTCCGCAGTAAGCGGTAATAGTTTGAGAACTAGATGAGATGTTATATAGAGCAAGAATGCCGCTAGATTTATTAGGAAATAGCGCTGGAGCAGTAGGCTCTACCCAAGGGGCAGGAGCGGGTGTAAGAACTCCATACGCAGAAGTGCTTACGTTATACCCAGTTATTGCTGTAAAGTCTGCAGATGAAGTTGAGAAACTAACAGTTCCTCCGCTTTGATCTACCGCGGTAAGTGTTACAGGAGTGGTTGAGTTAAAGAGCGGATAAGGAAGACCTTGAATAACTATTTGGTTTCCTACGTCGTAGTTATGAGATCCAATAGTTACTGTGGCTGTTCCGCTTGTAGATGATATGGTTAAAATGTTATAGGTATTAAGCTGGTCAATATCTGCGGTTCCATCAGAAGAAACCCAGCTACCAACGCTTTCTTCAAACGAAGAGTCGTTGTAGTCAAGCATAATATTGTGGCCTACAGTAATGCCGTTAGTGCTTGGGTTAGGTGTACCTGAAATAGGTACTGGTACTCCCCAGCTAGTAAAGTCTTTGATAAACCCTACAAGACCTTCTTTAGAGCCTTTTTGCTTGGTTAGTGTTACGCCATCACGCAAAAGTTTTCTGTTCTGCTGCAGTCCAATAGCAGGCTCATAGGTAACACCAAACTGATGCATAAGAGCGGGCACAAGAGAACCAGATACTCTTTGAGGGTCATATCTAGTAATAAGTAGGTCAGCTAAAGTTTGTTCATAATCAAGCTCAAAGCCAAAATTAGCTAAGAAATTGTAGAGATCAGGGTTATCCCAGTCAGATGTAACTGAATACGGCTGAGAGATTTTATAGATATCTGGAAGGTAGCTATACATTTTATCTGTATTGCCGTGGTCTTTAACAGAGAGTGCATACGCTGTTCCTGCGTTAACCCATTGATACTGGACAGTACTAAATACAAAGATGGTGTAGTAATAATACTGGCCTTGGGTTAGACCGTTAGAATCTAGGTGAAAAACAGGATCGGCACCGTTGTATACCTCAAGTACTCGGGTTCCATCCCAAGCATCAACAGGAAAACCGTACGGGTTTCTTACTATGATTAGTTCAGACCATTGACCTGAAGGGTCAGTCCAATTTAAAAGGATCTGCCCTTGTTTAGAAGGCTTGGCTGTAAACGGAGTCGCATCAAACTTAATAGGGTTATCACTGCCGTAATATCCTAAACCATAGTAATCAATACCGTAACGAGACATTAGTTAAGTATTCCCCCAGTAGCGGTGATGCTTAAGTTACCAATGGCTGGAAGTTCATTAAGTGTTGGTATTTCATTAAGCGCGCAAACAATATCGTTAACAGTAAGAGCTGTGACGCTTCCAGTAGTTGATGCAGAACTTACAGGGCTAGCCAAAAGTGCATAAGAAAAAGTATTAGTGGTAGTCGCTGTCACTACAAACGTACCATTAAAGGTGTTGTCTACTCCGCTTACAGACACAGTTTGACCCACAGTTAGGTTGTGAGTAGCAGATGTAGTTAACGTAGCTGTATTTGATGTAAGAGCTTTATTATTAATAGTAAATGTCTGGTCTTTATCAGAACGGACAAGCTTTTGAATCTGTTGGTAAGCAACCCCATCTACAGAAGCTATAGCGCTATACACATCAGATACTGCAATAGTATCTCCAAACACTACGTTGTCTATATAGAATAGAGAGTTAAGCACTGATGTAACACTAGATAGTACGGAAGACTGTTTAAATGAGGGCGCTACTGTAATAGAAACAGTTAAATAAACACCCACATATTTAGGAGGCTGGAACGTAATAGTGGTATTAGCTGGCGCTTTATCTACTAAGTATGCAAGCACTGTTGGTACTAGGTTATTAAATACAGATGTTGGAGTGGTGTTGTCTGAGGCTACTCCTGGGTCACCCGCAGGTGCAAAGTAAAGCGTTACAGATGTGTAAACATTTGCTGTAGCAATTGCTTTAGAAACACCTGATACTTGAACCGCAAGATATGAATAGTCAGCCAGTGACACTGCTCTATTAATAGCGCGGATACTTAAAGGAGCGTTAATACGTATAGAGTCGGTAGATTCAGCGTCCGCACCTCCTGTAGCCGCACCGTCACCAGAGATTGATATGTCTTGGTTAGACACAGTAAGACCTGCTGGAATAGATCCGCCAGGAACTTTAATAACATACTTAATAGTGTTAGAAGCAATATTACCTAGCGTTCCGCCGCCAATACGATAAGTAGCGTAGATTTGTATTCCGTTAGGTGGGATACGACCGCTAACGCTATCTCCAAACATGATATATGTTATGTCGTCAGCAGTTGTGTACACGGAGAACACAGGGTCATAGCTGTTTGAATCAATCAAGTTCTCAACTTTTTGATAAGAAACGCCATTAATAGTTACTTCAACAGAGTCGTTAATGACGGAGTTATTCACCAGTTGATACATTTGGTTAGGGCTACCGTCGGATACCCCAATAATTTCGTTAGAAACGGTTTCGCCTTGCGTAGCAACAACTGTTACTGACCCGTTGGTAGATCCTACTTTTGCTGGAATTATTACGGCAGAGTTTGTCTCAAATATAACTTGAGACGTTGTAGCGTTAGCTACTAAGGAGGTAG